GCCATCGGTACCCGATCGTCGCGGCGTGGACGGAAGGTTTTTTGCGTCCGCTGATACAACGAGCCGCCTACGCGCTGGTTCCTCGCGGGTGGCTCGTGCTAAACGTCGCCAACACGCGACAGCACCCTAGCCTCGTCGCAGACGTCGAGCGCATAGCAGCGGAAGAAAGTTTTGAGCAGCACCCCGGCCTGATGCTGGCGCTGTCAAACGTTCAGTCCGGCGGACTTAAGACCGAGCCCGTGCTGGTGTTCCGTTTGCGGTGACGAGCTGCACGAAGCACCTGCTCGTGCTTGGTGAACCGCCACCGAATCGGCTCGATCATCGACAAGTCGTAGCAACGGCTGCCTACCACCCAAAACAGCGTTTTGCCGTTGGCCGGAATGTTTTCCCGCATCCACAGCCATGCCTTGGACTCGTACGTCCAATCCCACGGCGTGTGCTTGATCAGCTTGCGGTAGGCATGTGGCGATTGAATCGCCACGACATCACCGGAAAACTTCTGCGCCGATGCAAGCGGCTCGTACCACGATCGGCGGTTTGACTCAAAGTGGCCGCTAAGTGCGACGACAAAGACACGTTTGACTGGCTTTTGATGCTCGGCCAAGCCGCTCATCACGCCGAGTGCTGTCAACCCGCTGCCAGCCACCACGACGATCTGCTCAACCGTTTCAGGCACGTTTGCCACCTGTCGCTGCACAGGCTGCATGGCTTCCGTTCCGCACATCCCAAACCGGACTTGGAAAAACCCGGTCTCGCGCACGATCTCTTGGACGTCGCGCGAGTAGCCGCTGGGATTGGGATTGCCGACCCCGTAGACATCGGCGCCATCACGCTGGGCTAGGGACGCGTTGACGCGGTTGACGTCGATCGTGTCGTCTGGAAACCACGGTGTCGTCACCGCGCATCGCAGACCGAAATGCTTGGCAACGCCAGCCACGATCGCTGTCTGCGGAGACGGCAGGCCGGCTCCTGTGCAGATGCCGTTATTGTGCTCGTGCCGAATTTGGTGCAGCCTGCCGCCCACAACGTGCAAGCATTGGCGAACCTTGGACCCAACATGCGGGCCAAGGCGAAACGCGTCGCCGCGTTTCACCAAATACCCGTCGACTTCGTCAATCGGGTCCAGCGTCTGCGTGAGTTGGTTTTGCAATCGGCACCCCTGCCTGACGCAACGTCCACAAGATCGCCGCGACCTGCTTGCCGACTACCTCGAGCTTCGTCGAGTCGAAGGAGCCCTCGCCCTGCATGACGGCAGCTCGCTCCAGGCTGTCGTAGCTCTCGGGCGTTTCGCAGCCCAGCAGTTCGGCCGCGACGCATTCTCGCACGACGGCGTCCGCGACCCGGTACATCTCCAACGCGTCCACGATCCGCGCCTGCGGCGTGCTGATGACATCTGCCCACATGTCCTTGTCCTCCTAGAAAGCCTGACCGGCTGCCAAAATCCTGAACACCAGCAACACCAACTCTACCCACACTTGGATCGACATGGTGGCCCTCCATAGCCTTGGTTGTCAAGTGACAATCTGCTCATCGGCCGTTGTCACCTGACAACTTGAGTGCGTCGCCTCTGTGCACGAACAGCAGGCCGTCGATCACGACCGACCGCACTTTCCCGTCCTCGGCCAGCCGCCGCATCCACTGCCTCGACACGCCGGCCAGCTCGGCGGCGTGGGTGCACGTGACGTAGTCGTCGGTGTCGATCCGCATGGCGGCAGTCTGGCCTTGGCCGGCACAACCCGCAAGGATGGACGCAGGGGATCGCAACTCCGGACCCGTCCGGGGACGCTACTGGCTCACGCAGTGCGAGCCGGCGGCTCGTGGTCATCAGGCTTGAATATTCGCGGCATGGCCTGCCACGCCTTGGGGCGATGAGCATCGACCACGCGAGGATCTAGGTAGCTACGCCGAGTGATGCGGTCGGACGAGTGGCCGAGAAATGCCGTGGCGTCGAAGCCGGCCGCTGCGAGATGCGACGCCGTCGACCGACGCAGAGCGTGGAACTGAACGTCGCGTCCGTCGCCAAGGCCGGCGCGCCTCGTGATGGTCTTCCAGCGTTTTCGCAGGGCCGTCCCGCTGGCGACCCACCAGAACACCGTCGGACCGTTGTGAGCCGCCACGCGGTCGACCAGGTCGCAGGCCTCGGGCGACAGCTCGTAGACACGTTCCTGGCGTCCGCCTTTCCGGACGTGGGCCGGCACGGTGAGCGTCGGCCGTCGCCAGCACATGCGGGGCGTCGACAGGATCGCGTTTATGCGCTCGCCGGTTTCCAGTGCCACAGCGACGAGCGCCGGGAAGAAAACCGCCGCCGGCACAGGCCCGACCCAGCCGCTCGAATGCCGTGCGGCGTCGGCGAGCCTGGCCAGCTCGTCCGTCGTGAACGCTCGCGGCATCGCCTGCGGCACCAGCTCGGGCGCGACCGACGGCCGAAGCTTCACGAGGCCGCGGCCTTGGGCGAGGTTCCACAGGGCCAAGAGCCCTGACCGCTCGCGGGCCACGCTGTTGGGCGAAAGCCGCTGGCCGCGCACTGCGAGGAACTGGCTGACGGTCAGGTCCTCGAGGTCGTCGAGGAGCGCGGCTCGTCCGAGCCACTTGGAAAACTGCGTGATGGCGTGCCGCAGCAGGCGGACACTTTCGCGCGACCTGCCGCGCAGGCGGAGCGGCACGTACACGGTGTCGAGAAACGCGTCGAGAGTCATGGTGCGTGATCCTCCTACTCAGGGATAGGTCACGCGTCCGGGCGGGTGTGCTCCGTCCGTGGAAGGGAGTCCGGTCGTGCGGTCTGTGCGGGTCGGCCGGTTTTGCGGGGTTTCATCCTGTCCCCGCCACTTTCAAACGTTGCAATCCCGACGGGATCGCAACCCTGTCCCCGGTAGACCCACTGCAACCATCGGGACCTACGCCAAGGAAGGCAAAGCGCTGATGGGAGTGTCCGCAAAAAAGCCGAAGCGCACCGGTCGGCCACGCACCATGTCCTACGGGCCGTTTGGGCAGCGGCTCGCCGCCAAACTGTCCGATCGCGGCTGGACGAGGAAGACGCTGGAGGAGAAGACCGGCGTCAACGAAAAGTCGATCTGGCGATGGATGGCCGGCAAGAACCGGCCAGACCCTGACGGCGTGGCCGCTATCGCCAAGGTGCTAGCGTGCTCCCCCAGCTGGCTGCTGTGGGGCAAAGCTGCCTAAAAAGGCCCTGTTCGCACATCTGAGATAAGTCCTCTTGACGACTTATCTCACTTCTGCGATTCGTATCCCCCGTCACGCCACGACGGCGTGCGGCGGAGGGATACGCCAATGCCGACCGGTGTTGCCGATGGGCCGCGGATTCGCGCACGTCACGGATACGCAGCTCCTCGAGTGGGCGGCGGATATGCCCTTGGAGCGCATCGCCGCAATCACGGCGTCGACTACCTCGTTGATCTTGCGCCGGCTACGGGCGCTCGGCTGGACGGACCCTCGGCCAGGACCAACGGACCCGGACGAGGCGACCATACGCCAGCGGTCGTTGGAAGTGCAGTCGCGCTGGTCCGAGCAGGAGCGACGCAGGAGAGCCGGGCTGCGGCGAGCGAACGTAACCGTCGTACGCGCATCCGATCTCGGGCTTGCCAGCTTCTGGTGAGGTGGCTGCACCGCGTCGCTCGCTGCCACGCGCATCTGTGCGCCATTGTGCGGCTGTACGGCGATCCATCGAAGGCCGGCGGACAGTCAAACGCCGGCGAGACGTACCAGGCCCGCGCGGCTCGCGGCGACCGGACGCTGCTCTACGACGCGCTGACGGTGACGATCGACGAGCTGATCGAGGTCCGCGACGAGATCGGCGCGACCATGGACGCGGCCGAGCCGACGACGGCCGCGCCGGGCACGCAAGACAAGGTCGAGGAGATGTGTCGCCGCGCCGAGCGTGGCGAGAGCCTCTTCGTCGATGGCGATACGCAAGGACGCGAGGTCGGCGACGGATCGCTGGCCTGATCACGGATGGTTTTTTGCGGTCGGTCGTGACGGAGTGCGGCCGGCCGCGCTAAGGAGGGCTACGTGCTAGTGCTCACGCGAGCGGAGGGCGAGCGTGTCGTCGTGCCGCATGCACGGATGGAAATCGTGGTGCAGGAGATCCGCGGCAACGTCGTCCGCCTGGCGTTTCGAGCGCCACAGCGTGTCGACATCTTCCGCGGCGAGGTGTTCGACAGGATCGCGATGGATCAGTGGGACGAGGACGAACCAACTCAAGAGGAGGACGTGAAGTGAAGATCGTGAAAGGCAAGCAGGCTGCACCGGTGCGGTGCGTGCTCTACGGCGTCGAGGGCATCGGCAAGACGACGCTGGCTGCGCAGTTTCCAACGCCGCTGTTTCTGGACACCGAGGACGGAACCAAGCAGCTCGAGGTCGACCGGGTCGCGTGCCCGGACTGGCCAAGCCTGCGGGGCGCGGTGGCCGAGCTGGCCGTCGAGAAGCACGGTTACCAGACGATCGTGATCGACTCGATCGACTGGGCTGAGCGGGCGCTCGTCGAGTTCGTCTGCAAGCAGGACGGCAAGAAGTCCATCGAGGACTACGGCTTCGGCAAGGGCTACACGGTGGTGGCCGAGCACATGGGGCGGTTCGTCGAGGGCCTCGACAACCTGCACCGCGCCGGTCTGCACGTCCTGCTGGTGGCCCACGCCAAGGTGCAGCGGACGTCGCCACCGGATCAGACCGACGGCTACGACCGCTACGAGCTGCGGCTGTCGAAGCAGGTCAGCCCGATCGTCAAGGAATGGGCGGACGCGCTGCTCTTCGCCAACTACCGCATGCGGCTGATCGAAGGCAGCGACGGGAAGCGCAAGGCGATCGGCGGTAAGGACCGCGTCGTCTACGCCGAGCGTGCGGCGGCCTTTGACGGGAAAAACAGGTACGGGCTTGGCGAAGAGCTGCCCATGACGATCGAGGCTCTCGCGCCGCTGTTCACCGGCACGGGTGCCAGGCCGATCGACACCGAGCTGTACGACCAAGTCGTCAAGTACATCGCCGAGGCCAAGAGCGTGCGGACGCTCGGCAAGATTGGCGACCGCATCGACGCACTGCTGTGCGACGGCCAACTGACGGCCGAGCAGGGCGAGGCGTTGACAGTACTGGTCAAGGAGCGGCACGACGCGATCGAGCCGCAGGAGGTGACCGATGGCGTGGCATGACGTGCCGCCGTGGACGGCCAAGCGGGCCGAGTCGGAGGAGCTGATGCAGCAGGTGGCCGAGGTGGTGCGGCGGTGGCACGTCCGCCGCATCTCGGGCAACACGGCGGTGGAGAAGGTGCGGGAGCTGCTGGAGCCGCTCCGCGTGAGGGTCGGGCAGGCACACGAACCGGAGATCAAGTCATGAATTTTGATCAGTGGTGGAACTGGGACGAGGAGCCGCGAGCCGCCGTGGACCACGGGCACACGCAGAAGGTGCCGACGGGCCGGCACACGGGCGACATCGTCAAGGCCGAGATCAAGGACCTCAAGTTCAAGATCGCGGACGACAACCCTACGGGTACCTCGCTCGTCGTCACGTGGAGCAAGTCGGGCTACTACCCGGTCGAGGCGATCGTGAACCTGCGGTGGCGTGGCCTGCTCGAGGCGGTCTGCCGGGCGGCTGGCGTGTCGCCACCCAAGCGTGGCGAGGACTGGGACGAGCAGTCGCTGGTCGGGCGCGTGGCCACCGTCGACATCGAGAACAAGGTGGCGCAGGCCACTGGCACTGAGTACCAGCGCATCACCAGGTGGCATGCGTCGCCACAGAGGCCGCTGCCGGCCGAGGCAAAGCCGAAGCGGGCGGCAGCCAGGACGCCTGCCGCCAAGACGCATGCGGAGTTCCAGGAGCGGAGCGATGCCGACGACATCCCTTTTTGACGACGACCGCACCATCCAGTTCTACGGCGGTCCATGGGACGGGATGCCGTACACGCCGAGGCGTGGCGAGCAGTACCCGGCCAGGCTGGACATGCCGTGGAGCGGGCAGCTGCACCACTACCGACTCGTGCAGCACGGCGGCGTCGTGCAGCTCTTTTACATCGGAAAGGCACTACCGGACGGAGCGAGGATCGGATGAAGGTCTACAAGGGATGGCGGGCGGATCGTGTGG